CGGTCTACACCCCGGCAGTAACGCCTATTGGTAGCCGTGTACGATTCACGTACGTATCTGGTTTATATTTAACTTTCCCTCTCCTTGCGAGAGACGAAGCAGGCGTCCAGGATACTATCCCGGTCCACCTACAAAGGTAGCGCATGCACTAGATATACGAAAGTATACAGTTAATATATATTCGGACCGTCAGCACCATGTATTATTTGCATTTCATCGTATGTTCTCCAGATTTCTCTGGTAGCATCGCGAATGAAAGCATTTAACTCTTTCCCTGCTTCCTTATCCCAACGGAGGTCTAAACCGACGATTGGCGATAATTCGAGTAAGGTATGGGTTCCAGCATGTGATTGCTGAACATCGTGAAGTTCACGCTCAAAATCAATGGCTCTAACTGTCTGTCTAATTAAAGACTCAAGATAGATCCACCAACCCGGTGAGACTAGAAGAGCAAGGAATTCGAAAATCCCTTGGTACAGTCCACGAGTTGCAGATGTTCTCCAAGAATGCATGTAAAAATGCTTCTCCGAGTTCTGAGCACTTAGGATCGCTCTTCTCGCTCGCTCTATTACAGCGGTACGAATACCGTTGTGAAGAGCATATTGGAAAAGAAAGGGATCAATACTTCGTCCGTAGGTGATCCAACTCAAGGCTTGTGCCTCTAGTTGGCGTGCGGATCCATTCAGAAGTCCTTTCACTCCAAAACATGTCCATAAAGCTGTATAGATAGCTTCTCCGTTATTAACGGGAAGTGTTCTTAACAGATCACGAACAGTTTCAGAAGTAGTAACTAGCGATTTAGCAGTTAACTCATGGAAGAAAGCCCCAATAAGTGCTGGTTTTCTAATAATCGACAGGATTGCTCCTGCACCGATAGGTGAGAGATCATGATGAGGCGTAACAAATCGTTTCGCAAATTCACAGATATCTTTCGATACTATAGATTTGGAAGGATTTATTTTAACTCCTAACATCTCCATTAGAGACAGATAACTAGCAGCGACAGCATCGTGTTTGATCACAATGTCATCACCGAGTACTGCATAATCGGAGAAGTCTTTCAACCCACACTTATGAGCCGCCAGTTTAACAATCGAATGATGTGTTAAAGCTAGCATAGCCCAAGAAGAGTAGGCCCCCATAGGTTGCCCTACAGAGTATCTAATCTCTTGACCTTTAAATTGCCAAGGTATATTGAGAAGTTTCCGCCAGAGTTTACCGTTAACACCTAAATTATTTAGGATATCAACTTGTAAATCAACTGGTAATCGATCTGTTGCTGAGCTAAGATCAAAACAGCTAAACTCATGATCATTATTCAATTTAAGAATAAGATCTAACGGAGCAGTCTGATTGAACGTCCCATCTTGTGGGATAGTTTCCAAGAATCTAAAAATAGAGTCATGGAGAGGTTTCAAACAAAGTTGAAGCCACCAATTAGTTATTGCAACGATACGAGCTTTACCTGCCTGGTCATAGACAACAGACAACCGACCGATCGGAGCTTTTGATTGGCCACCAATCACGTACGCTAAAACAAAGTAAGGACCATAACTGATCCAAATAATGAATAGCGAGGCAATATATAAATACGCTCTTTGAGCTATTAATAATTGCACGACACTAAACGCAACAGTAGGGTATAGTAATAATGCTAATGCATCATTACCACTACCCCATGTAGCTCGTTTAGAGATTGGACCTGCAGATTCAGAGATGAATCCGCGAATTTTACCAAAACCAATACCAGATTTACCGGCAAACCGTTTAACAACACCTTTGCAAGCAAAGGTTAAAGATATACCATTGAATGGTTCTATAATAGAATCAAGACAAGGTTTAACTTTTGTTGGAAACGTCCGGAATATGGAAAGGCAGGTTAGAACTAACCTAGTAACTAATACTTGTTCAGACCCAGTACCCAAGTGGATACGAAGGCCTGAAGGTATAATTACAGGCAGCCCATGGCTGTTCACCCGAACTCTTACACCATTTGTGTAAACAGTTTCTGGTGAACCAGCTATGAATTTAACGGTGATTCTTAAACACTCTTTCAAATATTGAAAGGTGAAATTAAAACCATTGGTTTTAATAAGAGTCTCGATAGATTTACATAGCGTACTAACATCTTGACTATATCTAGATGCACTCATTAACCAGATAGTGTATTTAAAGAAACGTCTCACTTCTTTCGGAGTGATCCATTCTTGTACACCTTTACTAGTTGCAAAGAATTTGTTATTAGTAGCAAATTTTATTGTGACAGTAGAGCCATATATCTTAGATATGTTAACTGATGCGGAGTGCTAGTCCACACCTCGTGAGTAGGTTGCAACGCCTTCCCTATGCAGTGTTATATGACTTGTGGATTCATCACCACAATAGCTGAGCGACTCCGTGAGGAGTTCGACTTGATCGTGTACTGAGTACACTGAAGGTCTCGCTTGGGACTTAACAGCTGAGTTTAACCGCGTAATTGTCATGTTACGGGGTCTGAAACTACTATGCCTGACGGCAT